AAGGTGACATCGTTTGGAACTGAAGCAATAATGAAGCCACCATTTAGGTTTTCGCTAAAGGTAACTATTTCAGTACCGCTAGCGATAGCGGGTAAGGACATAATTACTGTGCTACCGGATATGCTTGAGATTACTGTGCCGGGAGTAATACCGCCACCGCTGATGAGCTGGCCGGGCGCCAAACCAATCACTGAACTTACGCTTGTCAAGGCATTTCCACCACTTACCAAGGTTGCAGTAGCTGTATGGACAGCGACACCGCTAGACCCGTAGATACCTACGAAATCTCCAACCTGATAATCGTGTGGGCTGGTAGTTACGCCAGTAACGATATTGCTGGATCTGCTTAAACTAGCTAAGGTGTTTTCATCTAATGTGGCAACGGGTGGCAAATCAGGAGTAATACCATATAAAGTGTTTCCTGCGAACTGAACAGGTATCGCGTTTCCGGTAGCTGTAGCAGCGCGGTCAACTGTTATAGTGCTGCCCGAAACGCCTGTAACCAATGCGTGCGATGGCACGCCGGCCATGAATACGTTCTGTCCAATAGCGACACCAACCGTGGAAGCAAGATTGTTAATGACTTGCGAACCCGCAAGTGTATCACCAGCAGTTGTCAAGACTAACCTATTATTAAACGAATACTTGATAGGCGTGCCTTGCAACCTAGTATTGAAGGTGGCGTTGGCTAGGGAATTCTGTGTTGGAGTGAAATAGCGGGTCTGAATCTCTTGAACTTCTTGTAGCCAAAAATTGCCACTCATAGGAAAACCAGAAGCATCTGCTACTGTGAGTTCTGTATTGCTGTTATAAGCAGTCATCAGGCTGGTAGCACCGTTGATGTGCGTAGAACCAATTAAGGCTCTCTTGACAACCGGAGGCGTCGCAGGTATTTCAACGATAGTTTGACCGGGGGTTATTTCCCACACAACAGCTCTATTAGGATTGTTGTAGACAACTTCCTTGATGGGTGAAAAGAAACTCACATCGTATGGAGCGCTCTGAGTGTAAACGCCAGGTGTGGCAAACAAATTCTGATATGTGATCGTGTTATCGCTTAGATCTACTTTGTCCACTATGAAGGAACCAGTATTGTTCGGAAGCAATACCATGACAATATCGCCTGCTTCTAACAAGTTAATGAAGGGATTTGTCCCCGCAGTCCACTGCATTTTTACGGTCTGACCTACTTTGGTAATGGTCCACTGCGTGCCGATAGATGCGCTTGCTCCAGCGATAAAGCCGTTGAATTGTAGTACCGTATTAGCAAGACCTCCTACCAACTCAATAGATCCTCTTGAGCCGATGCTATTCGTGAAGATCTTGACAAAATCAGCTTTCGCTACGTTATCATAGTAATCTTCAGCATTGCTGTACTTAGCTTGCCTGTTGATGGCGGCCGCGATCTCAGTGGCAGTAGCAGCAGAAATGTTAGCAAAATCAGAAGCATGAAAGTAAATTAACTCATCAAACACGCCATCTACGGTGTATTCAAGAGACCAACCGTCCACTAGAGTGTATGGTGACGCCTGCGTGGATTCGGTATATGCTGTTGTTGACTCAGGAGCAAAGAAGATATTGATGAGTTGGTCGATGATGAATCGCACTTGCTTTGGACTGTAAGCTAAGACAGGAATGTACTTCTTGTAAGCATCATCCTGCATACCCACGCCTGGGGGACGTGCAACGCCAGAATTAGCCCCAAGATTACCAAGATAAGAACCGGAAGCAGTTTTAACAAAGAACTGCTGTTTCAACATAGCAACTAGCTCAGCCACATTCTGATCTGATTGACCGAGAGCCGTGATTAAAGCATTCCAGTTAGGGTTAGTCCTAGTCTGGTAGTGCGATGGCATCAGGTTATGAAGCTGATCTATTTTGGTTATGTTACCAGCCATGTTATGCCACCGATATATTGCTTGCGCTTGTGATAGCTTTTTCGTTAGGCAACAGCGTGATGATCTGCGTTGCGGATGTCGGGCTGGTAATGTTCACGGATTGCACACCAGAGACCTGCATCACGTTAGCTACGATTTGCGACAAGATGATAGCTTGTCCCACATTTAAACTCTCGATGTAGTTAATAACAGTCGATTGAACGTTGTTACTTACAGCACTGAGGTTCACACCACTATTAGTAGTGATAGTGAGATTACAGCTGAATTCATAAGGCAGCGGAGGCAAGGTTTCGATGATGGCACCTGTAGCACGCTGACCAGGATAGTCCTGGACATCTGGCTCATACCCGTCAACTATGTATTGTACCTTCTGCAACAGTCCTGTGTAGTAGATGTAACCATCGACACCAATCGAGATTTCATTACTGTATCCTAACTTACCCATGTGGGTGATACTCGACTCGTTAGCTACATTGAACTTATAACTGCGAGCGTAAGGACTCAAGTAAATGTTTCTCAAGTTTGAATTAGAACCATCTAGGACAGCATACTTAACTTCTCTGATCGAATAGAACTTGTTCGCTTGACTTTCAATTACGTAGAAACCGTTAGTACTTACGGAGATCTGAACGTTCGCCTGGGCGATACCAGCAGCATTAGTTACTCGCAAGAACGGTTTGTATGTCGTAGGCTCGGTACCAAATGCGTCGATGATGAAGGAACCGACGTTGTTCGAACTGAACCAACCTGGAGAAACTAAGTTTTGAACATACAATGTGTCGCCGTTTTGAACTGCGTCGCCTTCATAGAATTGAATGTCGCTAGCTAGGTCGAGATACACACCTTGGTCATATCCCGTAGTCTCGTTGTATACAACGCCAACTGAGGTACCGTTTGAACCGCCGTAGCTGCCACCCAACGTGATGGACGTAGCTGAAGCAGGACTAGCATTTAGACTCAATACCTGTAAATACAAGCTTTCGTTATCAGAAGGTTGTTTAACCCAACTTCCCACGGTTACATACTTAAACGTACCAGCCACACCTGTTACAGTGTTCGTGTTAGCTATCCAAGTTGCCTCTAGATCCTGATTGTTCATTGCGACAATGGTGTTGAGTTGATCTGTCGCGTTCTGATTAAAGAATACGATTGAGTTATTGTCAACTGCCAGCACTCGGAACAGTCCGTTGTTGTTGGATGAGAACGTTGTACCGCTAAGGGACATGTAATCATCTACGGCTACACCGCAACTTAAGAAGTTAGGCGACTGGCCGTTGCTTGCGCTCAAGCGTACCAGATTGTTAAATCCCAGAGATTGCAATCTGTAGCGCGTAGGAACGAGACTAGATTGAATCACGGAAGCAAAGGTGGTAGATTCACTGAATGCAGAGGAACTAAATGTGAATTGGAACTGTGTCGAGCTGTTTACTGTAATCGACGTGTAAGTGCCATCCGGCAAGTTAAAACTGTCGCGAATAGTAACACTAGCACCACTGTTCAAGTGGTGATCAGCTAGAGTATTCACTGTTACAGTGCTACCATTGCTACTTAAGGTGCTCATAGGGATGTAATTTGCCTGCTGAGTTCTCCATTTGATGAACGGAGTTGGGCAAATCTGAACCGTACTGCCTGATCCAACAGCCATAGAACTCATTGCGACGCCAAATGGATTCACAACATCAACATAGCGCGAACCTACGTTCAAACCGACAATTGGGAAGCCTGACATCTGGCTAGTTCCCGAAAGTCCTACCTTGTTTGTCTGACTCCAGCCTGCGAGTGTACCGAAAGCATACAGAAGATCACCCGCGTTCACGGTTGCTAGCGAAACACCCAAACTAAAGGTCCAGCGCCACACAAAACCGGACGGTAAACCATAAGTCGCGCTAGAATCTGCAATCGTAATGGTTGTTCCGGACCCGATACTTGTCGCTTTCGCATCATAGATATAGTCATAAGTATTAAGTCCTGAGTTTACAACATCGATAAGGTCAGAACTTTGCAGTCTGTTCAAACGTTCTACACCCGCAGTGTTTTGCAACATCACTGTGTCGCCCACACTGAACGAGTCAGGGAACGCAGGAGTTTGAACTAATAAATAGCTGCCACTTGAGTCAGTATCGACCTCAGATTCGGACGATAAGTACTGAACTGCTTGGTTACCGGTGCCACCGACGAAATCAACCGCTCCAGCAGACCCCAAGGTCTGCGATTTGATCTGCACATTTCTTCTATCATCAGTGATATTGACAGTGGTCAAGATCGGTAACTGAGAGAGGGCTGGTTGTGTGAACTGATGGTAGACATTCTGTACAGTAACAGGCAAAAGTTTGAATAACTCGCCATTTACAATCGTGTCAAAGTTAGGGGTCGTGTCCATCGAGTAAATAGAGGAGACACCCTGTAGTAGGTATGCATTCTTAAGGATGAAGTTGGGATTTGGGTTTTCAAAGGTCTTAACCCAGTTAACCGCATCATATAATCCCACGAACCCGCTGATCGCGAGGTTAGTTGGGTTGTGACCATATGCAAGAGCTGTCGCGTTACCAGCATAGGTGTACTGTTCTTCAGCAGTAGAGAGCGAGATGGTTGCGCTTGGCGAACCAGACGCAGTTGCAGTCATCAAAGAACTTGCGTTGATGATAGGTACGATACTGGATACAGTCGTCCCAGATAGAGGGAAAATTGTAACGTTAGAGAGCGTAGAGATGGTTTCAACAGTTGGATTAGCAGTCGGGTTATAAACACGAAGCGTAAGTCCGCCTTTATTCTTAACGCCAAACTGTCCGGAATTGGCAGCACTTACTCCACTTCCTGGAATGATGCTAAGGATGTCCCCAATCTGAACACTGGTCAACGAACCAGTTGAGAATGTTAAATCGTAGTAGTTGCCAGTAGATGTTGCTCCAGCTGGGAAGTTTGTGCTGGTATCTGGGTAAGGACCTGTAACTGTGATAGTTGTGTTGTTGGCCAACGCGATCGATCTAGCCGTACCAGATGCGAAGACGTATGTGAACGTTGTAAACGACGGTGTGTTAACAAACTGAGTAGTTGCGGCCTGACCTGCTAGAGCGGGGTATTGGAAGTTAAAACGTACCAGATTACCGTTCGGTCCGTACTCTTCAGCACGTAAGATCAAGGCACCGTTGCCAGATCCAACTCCACCAGAAGCATACCAGTTGTGGGCCCGCATCCAAACAGCGTAGTCTCC